TAACACATTCCCTGTCTATCCGCTGTCCGCAAAACCATTGATTTTATTAGCTTTTTGCCGCTATCGCTATCACACCTCATTATTTAACCGTCCCGGATTTCAACAGCTTATCGACGATATTGAAATCGGACTTGTTTCTGCCGTAATGGTTAAAGATTTATCCCGCCTGGGTCGTGATTATGTTTCGGTAGGTAATTATACCGACAGCTATTTCCCCGAACATAATGTTCGTTTTATCGCCGTGAACGACGCCATTGACAGCGATGAGGGAGAAAGTGAAATTGCACCGTTCAAGAATATCTTAAACGAAATGTATGCAAGAGACATTTCAAAAAAGATTCGTTCATCCCATAGGCTCAGAGGCAGTATGGGAGAGCCGTTATCACAACCGCCTTACGGATATATGAAATCCGCTGAAAACAAAAAGAAGTGGATAATTGACCCGGAAGCCGCAACCGTTGTGAAAAGCATATTCAAAATGTGCCTCGACGGAAAAGGCAACGAAACCATTGCAAGAGAATTGCAGGAAAACAAAGTGCTTATTCCTATGGCATATTGGCAGTCAAAAGGACTGAACAGAGGCGGAAAGAAAACACAAACCAATCCGTACAAATGGTGTAAGACAACTGTTCAAAAAATTCTTTCTCAACAAGAGTATTGCGGAGATATTATCAATTTCAAAACATATTCCAAGTCATTTAAAAACAAAACAAGATATGAAAACTCTAAAGAAAATTGGGCTGTATTCAAGAATGTAAATGAACCGATAATCAACCGAGAAACATTTGAAACCGTACAGAAGTTTATTTCAAAAACAAAGCGTCGGGCTCCGAAAAAAGAAAACGGCGAACGGAGTATATTTAACGGATTGATATATTGCGGAGATTGCCACAGTAAAATGAGGTACCACACAAGCACCTCGAATAAAGAAATTCACTATTTCACTTGTTCCGACAACAAAGTTGATTATCGAGGAAAGTGCCCGGGAAGACATTACGTCAGAGCAGACGCCCTTGAAGAAGTTGTAAAACTTGAATTAAGGCGACTTGTTGAAATGTTGGAAATTGACGAGTCATATTTTGCACAACTGCTTTTGCGGAAAAATGACGAAGAAAGAGAAAAAGACAAAAAGTTTTTGGAGTCGGAACTGCAAAAAGCGATTGCTCGCAACAACACGGTATCGCAAATTTATGAAAAATTGTATGAGGATAATGTAATCGGAAAAGTCAGCGATGAGTGGTTTGTTGAGTTATCCCATAAATACGAAAAAGAGCGTATGAACTTAAAAGCCAAAATTGCGGATACTCGACACAAAATCGAAGAGTTGAAAAACAACAATTCGGAATATGAAAAATTCATATCGGCAATTCGCAGGTTTATGCAAATGGATAATCTGACATCACCGCTGCTTCGAGAACTGATTGACCATATTGATATTTTTGAAACAGAGGGCACAGGCAAAAGTCGAACGCAACGAATCGTTATATATTACCGTTTTATCGGATATATCGAATTGCCGAACGCCACAAAACAAACCCACATTGCGGACACACGCAAAGGTGTTGCCGTAGAGTATATAACCGAACAATTCACGGCATAAAAAAGAGCAAGGTGTTACCCTTGCCCGTACATAAAAATTATATGATAAAACAAAAAGAGTGTTCATAAGTCAAATCCCTTATGAACACTCGATATGGTCGAGGTGACAGGACTTGAACCTGCGGCATCTTGGTCCCAAACCAAGCACTCTACCAAACTGAGCTACACCTCGAAATGTTGTTTAATAACAACAGCTTGATTATTATATACCATATTTTCGGATTTGTCAACATAATTTTCGTTTTTTATTCAAAATTAATTCAAATATTTTGAAAATCACCATAAAACAGACCGAAAATGTGGTGCAAAACAGCCGTCCCTACATAAGAAACGGCTGTTGGTGCAGGTAACTTGCAAGGGGCATTGGAATGCGGAAAATGGGGGATTTTGTTAGCTATATGTAAGCTACGGAACATAATTATGAACAATTCAAGATAATATAAGACTATATTTTGTTGATTGCATTCACTAATTCTTTTGGGTTAATGTGGGTGTAAACCTTTTCGGTCAAGTCCATTTTCGACTTGTGACCGACTATTTTTTTGATGATTGTATGGTTCACATTTGCCGATACAAGCATTGAAATGCAGGTGTGTCTTGTTTCGTGTATGGTGTGGTCAAATCCTAAATCGTTTTGCAGAGGTGTCCAGTAGTTGCGTTTAAAGTTATCGTATTTCAGCGGCTTGCCATTGGTGTTATTCAGAACATATCCACATTGAGAATCGCTGATGAATTTCTGCCAAAACGGCAGTACTTTGTCTGCTATAGGCACGGTTCGTACACCTGAATCAGTCTTTGAACTTTCAACAAAGAAAGTCTGTTCGTCAAGGTTTACATTTGAAATTTTCAGATTGAGAAGTTCAGACACACGCACTCCCGAATAAATCAGCATAAGCACTATTTTTACCGAATCAAGATTTGAATATTCCCACAAAAGATTTATTTCGCTTTCCGAAAACTCCCTGCGTGCTCGTTTTGTTTCATCTGACTTTGCATTGATTTTCAATTTTTCTGCAAGATTGTTATGGAGCATATCGTGAAATATGCAGTATTCGTAGATTTTGTTCAACAGAATTTTAATTCGCCTAACCGATTGATAACCGTTGTTGCAGTTGTCGAGAACTCGTTGCATATCAATGATTTTTATATCGGACATCTTGCGATTGTATAACATTGAGCATTGTTTGTATGCCGCATTATACTGCCTTTTGGTGTTCGGATTTGTGTCTTCGGTGATGAACTCCTTGTACCAAAGTTCATAAATTTCTGAAAAAGTGCGTCTTGCCGAATCAACATCAAACGGGTTTTGATTGTAATCAGCAAGAGCGTTCAGGGCTTTAGGCTTGTTTGGAAAGTAGCCTATAACTCTGCGTTCCTGATTGCGTGTTTCTTTGTTGTATCCTATTGTCACGCAGGCAACCCACGGATTGCGCCTGTTTCCGCTCAGCTTATAAACAGAGCCGTAGCCGTTAGGCAGTTTCATTTTATACACTCCTTTTGCTTAAAAAAGGGTGCAAAAATCCCTTGTGCTTTAAATTACTTGAAAAACACAAGGGATTGTGATACAATTATTTTGCATTAAACTGCATCATCTGCACCCTGTGTAGGTGATTCCGCTCAATTCGACTGGTACTCGAATTGAGCGGATTTTTTTATTTAATTCTTATTTGCTACGATAAGTTTAACCTTAGCATTATACTGGGCTGTATATGTTGTATCGCCGTCTTTATTTTCGTGTTCATCATAATGCTCTGCGATTGTAAAATCTTTGATACCAAGTATGCGTTCTTGATTTTCTTTTACGAAAGTAACATCTTCCGTGTGTAGATTGCCTACATCCATTCCATTTACAAGAATTCTGATAGCAGGATTGCCCTGATAATCATATTCTTGCATACTAACATTAAGAGTTTTGCCGGCACTCTTATCAGCTTTAAGTTTTTTCAAGATTTTCTGTCTGCCGTTAAAAGTAACGCCTGCAACTTTACATACCTTTGTATGCGATTTACCAGTTTCAGGTTTTGCATTTGTTTGCGGTTGTGGTGTCGGCTGTTTTAGTTTAAACAGTTTAGAGAGTAATCCCATTATTTTGCCTCCTTATTTTTATATTGACAAATACTATCAATAAATGTACAATAAAATACAAAGAGGTTAGCGCCTTTTCATCCCTATTTTTGACCGCTCATAGTGCCAGCTGCGAGCGGTCTTTTTTTATTTATTCTATTTAATCGGCAGACCATGGCTGTCGGTGTATGAGCCTGCGGCAATTCTGATTATATCAACAATCCAGCCTATGCCGAAAAGTCCGCCTGTGAAGAGGTAGAGGATACCCATACCTGCTTTACCTGCATAGAAGCAATGAGCGCCGAGCATACCGAGAACAACACACAAAATCAATGTCATACTTTTATCTTTAGGACTGCACAACTGATGATGAGATACAGTCGGAGGGGCAGAGGTCGCCACATTTGGCTGATTATTGATTATGTTCTGAATAATAATTGGTTGCTGTTCTGCTTTGTTTTCGGGATATTCAAGTTCGGACATACAGTAAGGGCAAAGTCTGTATTCTTTGCCGACATTTGCACCGCAATTTTTACATACCATAGATAACACACCTTTCAAATAATAATGTCATAGTGTTTTATTTCTTAATCTATTAAGTTCCTCAATTTCATTTTTTGACAAAGGGACACTTAAATCTTCAAGTTCCGGACAATACATATAGTAACCTATGTAAATTCTGCACTTAGGACATCTTCCCGTGCGTAAAAATACTGGTAAATCATAAACATATGGGTGTGTATTATCTGTTTTGTTTATACTATAAATTTTATTGTCATACCCCTTACAAAAATCACAACTGTTTGATGTAGTTAATTGCATATAACTCAGGTTTAAGTTGTGCATTGCTTTAATTTGTCGTTTAAAGCTTTCGCACTCTTTAGTAAGTATAATGTCAGGAAACATTTCAGGATGTTCTTTTCTTGCCTTATCCTCAATTTGTTTTGAAAGTTCTTTGTTTAACAATTCGGCATACTTTATTACTCGTAGGTACTGCTTTTCAGTAAGGTGCATTTTCTCATATGAAAGAGAATCAGAAATCTGATTAGATTTTAAAAGACATTCTACCGCTAAATCTAAATCTCCGTTCGCTTTGTGATTGGTAGCGGCTTTCTGCAATAAAAACATAACCTCAGAGTTTATACACGGAATGGCTCTTATATTTTCAACAGTGCTTACATCATAACTACCACAAGTAACGGGTATTTTTTCTAAAGAAACGTCGCTTTGATTATCTGATTTTAGAGAATCAACAAATCTTAAATTTTCGTCGGTCAAATATGAACTGTATTTGTTGGATATATCTTCAAAAAAATTATTTATTTTATTTTGCTTGCCCTTATCAGTTTTCAATTTATTGGCAGCTAAAAGAGTGGATTTCCAATATCTAAGAATAAATCTATTTGTATTTTGCTCGTAGTTATTTTTCAATTCTTTTAGTTGTTCTTTTGGTAAAGGGTGTCCTGAAGTTTTTCGCACATTATATTTACAGATTTCTGTTAATATTTGTAAAGCCTTAATGTAATTATTAAAATATGATTCAGGCTTTGCCGAATCTCTTATCCATTTTTCAGCTCCTGCATAATCACAGAAAAGTAAATATACAGCATTATCAGAAGATTCATTTCTATATTCATTGATAAATGGGTTTTCAAGTAAAGCATTTTTAACAGCTTGTGGTAGCTGTTCATTTGCGTCAACTTCTTTTTGAACTTCTAATTCCTTTGGAGTATCTGTTTTTGTAGGAGAATCTATTTGTTGGTGCGGTTCTGTTTTATGTGATTTGAATAATTTATCTAAAAATCCCATATTATCCCAACTTTCTGTAATAAAAATAATGTGCAGAACAGGCACTATAAATTGTAAAAAATTTACGGCTACATCAATAAATTATCTCTGTAAAATTCCATTGCTTCAACCATAAATTTATTTGTGACATTAAAATATTCGGCAAGTTCCCACGGTTCTGTTATGCCGTTGTGAACCGCTTCTTTCAGCTCATCCAAAGGGATGAGCTTTTTTATTGTGTGTTTCTTTACTTTTTGTTCCATTTTCCCTTTTACGGTTAATGGAGTTGTGAATAAATAAAAAGCACCTAAATCTATGTGAACTTCTTCGTGAGCAAGCAAAACTGTTTCCTCGGCAGTAGTTTCAATCTTGCTTTTGTCAAGAACTACAATTCCGTTTTCGTAAGGAAAAGAAAATGCTTTTGCTTTGTCAGTTTTGAAATAATCAACAGTTATCCCTTTTTGTTCACATTCAAAATAAATATCCTCTAAAGTCATTCAATCATTTCCTTTTTGAGATTTCTTAAATTTGATATAGCTAAGTATATCGTTTTTAAAATCTTCGCTTTCTCCTTCCATTTCTTGATAAGCAGCATACGAAAGTTCATCAAAATTTGCTTTCGGAAGAGGGGAAGAAACCTTTCTTGCAACATCTTCAACTAACTTTTCAATCTGCTCGTGCTGTTTCTTTTCTTCTTCGATTTCCTGCTCAGTCATAAGTCTTTCAACAGGAACACCGAGATAATTGGCTATTTTAAGGCGAGTTTGGTATTTAGGTAAAACACCGTTTTTCCAATTGCGTATAGAACCTTTACTCAAACCAACTGCAACCAAAACCGCAGTAACTGTTGTACCGTTCTCTTTACATATTGAATCCAATAAATCAAAGAACACAAAAATGCACCTCTACTTTTGTGCACTTTTCACGAAGTTCATATAAATGCACTTAAATTTCAAAAATGCACTTGCAAAGTACACTTTTATGCACTATAATAAACTTGTCAAGACGATGTGGGGACATTAACTTGACGAAAAAAGGTGTGTGAATGTGCACCAACTTTGTAATCTAATTTTTTTAACTGATTAAATTATAAAGGTATAGTGCACATTTGTCAACCTAAATTATCAATAAAAAAGGAGGTAATAAATTGTGGATTTTTACAAAATTGTGTCAGATATATGCGATAAAAGAAATATAACACTTTGTTCGTTACTCTCTCAATTAGAAATGAGCAAAGCTAACATCCGAAACTGGCGTAATGGCGTTATTCCTAAAATTTCAGTAAGACAGAAAATTGCTGAAATCACAGATACACCAGTTGAAAACTTACTGACGAATGAAGAAAAGTCAGTTGTCAACGAAATTCTTAAAAAGAACAGTAGGTAATACCACACAAACGCAGTCCCATTAAACGGACTTAGCTGAAAAGAGGTGAAGAAAAGACGGAAGTAATAATAATTTTAGGACTGCTAATGCTTTGCACAGCTTTTGTTTCAGCAGTATTAGCAATAAAAATAGTAGCCGCCCATTTGTATAAAACAATAGACAGCTACCTTGATAAGCACGACGCTCAAATTATGGATCTGATTAAGTGGGCAAAGGAGAATGAAAATTGAACAAGTTTTTAATGTTTGTAGTGTTTATTCTCAACGCAATTATCTTACTTCTGCTGATTATAGCAATGCTTATCAAAGCAGGAGTTATCCGTTAAGAAAGAAGTATTCAAAAAGTACAATTAGAATTACTGATAATAGGAAAACCACAATCAACGGCATTGAATATTTAGTAATTCCTAATATTAAAACTTTTATGTTTCGTGTTTTGTATGTATACATCTTTTTATCTAACGGTCTTAAAGGAATTCCTAAAGCAGAACAACAATCGTCATATTCTTTGTCGACTAATTTTGAAATGCTTTGAAAGTTAATTTTATCTAATGGAAGAGAAAATACATAGCTGAGTTTTCCGCCAGCGATAAGTTTATTATCGGCAATAATATCTTCGCATTTTTCAACGGCTTGTTTAATTTCAAAAGTAATTTCCTTTTTGTACAAATGTTCTTCAAGCAGGTTGAATATGGGGAAAATCACTAATTCATATCGTTCTTTCAGATAGGTTTTGTTCTGTTCCTTTTTAAATAATATCCAAGACAGAACCAAAGTGCATAAGGTTGAAACTGCGGATATTATTAAAGTCAACCACGATAAAATATCATTCATATTTATGCCTCCTTTCATAGTTAATCATAACATTTAAGGTCGTGTAAAGCAATAAAATATCGAAAAGCAGGTGAGAAAATGGCAAAACTTAAACTTATTGACACAAAGGACAAGTTCCTTCTTGAAATTGACGGAACAGAAATTCCGTATGTTACAAGCTATCAGATAACACGAACGGTCGGCGAGGTTGTACTGCTCAAACTGGCACTCAGCGTAGCTGATGTTGAATCAGTCGAAATCGTTTCAGACAAAATTACCAACGAAAAATAGGAGGTGAAAAGTATGGACACAGTTCAGATGAACAAAAAAATCAAAGAAATTATGGATAGCAGTGATGTCTATCTGCTTTCTGAGGACGCCGCAAAGGCTATTGGAGTTGCTCCGCAAAACTTGCGTGAACAGGCAAAGGACGAACCCGAAAAATTGGGATTCAATGTAATTGTAGTCGGCACATCTATCCGTATTCCGAGAATACCGTTTCTCAATTATATTCTCGGTTCAAACCCAATGAAAGGAACGACACAAAATGGCATTTAAAGATTTCAGAACACGCAGGTCATTGCGTTTAGAACTCGAAAATCGAATCGAAACAATTGACCGACGCAACAAGACTATTGAAGAACTTACAGCTAAATGTAACGCTCTGAACAGTAACAGCGAACTTTGGAAAAAGAAAGCAAACACCTGTGAAAGGGTTATAAACGAACTTACCCTTGAAAACGCAGAGCTTATCCGCAAGCTCAAAGCTTATGAATCATCAGAACCCGAAACAATTGGCTTTGAATGTGTGGGGGTGAAGAAATGAGCAATAAAAAAAGTGCCTGCGACACTGTGAATGCCACAAGCACAAAGAACAATAAACCTAATTCAATTATATCCTCTGCAACAGAAAAAATCAAGTTGTGCAACAAAAAAAATCTTAAAGACCATAAATCTAAAGCAATTCTTGAGCCGGTAAAGAAAATGCTCTGCGAATTTTCGGCGCAGAACGAGGAATTTGCAAGAGCCGTTACGGCTGCAAAAAACCTTGAAAACCTGATTGACGAAGTGGGAAAGAAACTTCCCGCTGCAGTTTCCGACCTTGATGTGTATCAGCAGATTGTCGGTAAGATTTTCCCCGGAGCAAAGGTTACTTTCACAATGCAGATACATATGTCTGAATACGAGCTTGAAGAACCTAATGTCGCAGAGCAGAAAACAGATCCTGTTACTCTTGACCTCGGCAATCTTATAGATTGGTAGGTGTCGGTATGATTAAAAATCCCGAATATCTGCTCGAGAATATTCCTGATATTACAAGTGAAAACGAAGAGCAAGTAGTGCCGTATTTCCCACAATATGCCTTTTATGAAAATAAAGGCAAGGGTATGTGTGATTACTTTTGTACAAGCTGTCGTTGCTGGCATCTTAATGAGCCGTTCAGACTTGCACATGAGCAAATTCATATATGCAGTCATTGTGGGGAGACCGTCAAAACAAAGGCTTTGCATTACGGCAGAAAGAAACTTGAAAGAAGTCGCAAGTTTGGGCTTTGCTTTGCTCAAAACGGCAGACTGTACATCAGATTTGTAACGGTTTATCAGGGATTTTCGGAAGATATTTACAACGAAAATCCTGTCGAAATGATGCCCCGATATACTTTTTCGGATGAATATCTTTATGTATATGAACAGCACGCAATGCAAAGATTTGCATATGGCTGGTACGATAAATCATTTCATCCGCTGAAGACAGACGGAATTATTCCTTCTGCTTCACAGGGGTTAGCGTGGTATTGGGGTCCGTCAGAAAAACCTTGTATTCAGGCTGGGGTTCAACCGTACTTTTAAATCTCGATGTAATAACCGATACGGATCTTAGATATTCGTGTACGGATGAGCTTTCAAACAGATATACGGTTCAAGGGATTCTCAAATGGCTGAACATATATGTAAGGCACAATAATGCAGAATACCTGATTAAAGGCGGTTTTGAGCATATTGCAGAGCTTTTGATTGACGGCAAACTTTCACTCAATAAAATTCATTGGAAAGAAACCAATCTGCTTAAAATGCTCGGATGTCGTAAGGAGGATATGCACTTTTTCGCAGATTATGATTCAAGTGCAATTGAACTTTACCGCAGTGTGATAAAGGAAGAACCGACCATTCATATGGCAAGCGAGTTCATAAGCAAGCTGTCAAAGCTCAGTACTTATGCTGTAGATGAACTTCACAAAAATAATCTTACATACAGACAGATTCTGAAGTACGGCAAAAACAATCGGAGAGTAATGCTGTGGAAGGATTATCTTGATAATTGCAAAAAACTTCCCGAGGGTATCGAAGAAATAATGCCGGCTCATCTTGAAGAGGCTCACGACAGAACGCTTGAAAAGGTTGCTTTCTATGCAAACAAAGAAGAAACGGAGCAGATTGCAAAAATGGCAAAGGCACTTTCTCCGTTGCTGATGAGCACAGACAGCCTTATAATGCTTGCCCCAAAAAGCGGTGAAGAAATAATAGCAGAGGGCAGAATATTACAGCATTGCGTCGGCGGATATGTAAGACGGCACGCAAGAGGTGACACGATAATACTTTTCATTCGTCATAAAGATAAACCGAAAATCCCGTTTTTTACGATTGAAGTAAATCCCGAAACATTGGAAATAATGCAGTGCCACGGTTACAAAAATGAGCGTGACAGCGGATTTAAAAAGCCGGATGAAATCAAGAAATTTGAAAAGCAATACGCTGAATTTTTGGAGGATATAAAAAATGTCAGAAATAACAGTAAGCGAACAGCATAAGCAGGCAATTGAACTGCATCAGAAGATAATTGTCAGCGCTAACCTTGCACAGCAGAACATATGGGATATGTGCAACGCACTCAAGACTATGCGTGACAACAAGCTGTACAAGGAACTTGGCTATCCGAATTTTGAGGACTACTGCGAGAATGAAGTAGGTATGAAACGCAGAAATGTTTATAACTATATTTCTATTGTAGAAAAAATAAACGCTGAAAATGTGCAATCGATTGCACAAATTGGAATGACAAAGCTATCACTTCTCGCCACAATCAGCGAACCCGAACAGGCTGAAATTGCCGAAAAGCTCGACCTTGAAAACACAACGGTAAAACAGTTAAAGGCAGAGATTGACAGGCTGAAGGACGAAAAGCAGGAGGCAACCGACAAGAGCATTGACTATTGCAGACAGCTCAATAACGCTAAGAAAGATGCCGACTATTACAAACAGCAGGCGGACACTTCAAAAGAAAGCTATCGCAATATTGAAAATCAGCTTGCAGAGGAAAAGAACAAAAATTTCAAGCTGACGAATAAAGTTCAGGAGCTTGAAAGCCGTCCTATTGAGGTTGCCGTTGCAGAGCCGAGCGACAATGAACGCAGACTCAATGAAACGATTAAGGCTTTGGAAAGGGAGAACATTAAGCATTATGACGAACTCGAAGAAGAGTATCGCAATAACGAAAAAATCGTCAGAAAACAGCTTGAGGATGAAAAGCAGGAGGCTCTTCGCAAACAGAAAGAGGAGTATGAAGAAAGGCTGAAAAATGTTCAGACTGCTGACGGTTCATCAGATGACAAGGATGTCTTTAAGGCATACTTTTCAATTGCATATGACAGCTTTGTCCGTATGCTCGATTTCGCCAAGCGGTCACAGGAGAAGGAATTTTTCAAAGGCAAGGTTGAACATTTAATAGAGGCACTTGCCACACAAAACATAAATCTTTAAGGGGGAACAACAATGAAACTTTATGAGCTTACCGAGATGTACTCGGATTTATTTAATCAGTTTGACGCTATCAACGAATGGGAACCCGATACGAATGCAGACGGAATGCCAATTGATGATGACGGCAACATTATTGCTAATGTGGACGCATACCGCAACAAGATGTTGACAGCATGGTTCGATACTCTCACGGGTATTGAGGGCGAATTTGACGAGAAAGCTGAGAGTATTGCAATCTACTACAAACAGCTTCTTGCCGAGGCTAAAATGCTTAAATCCGAAAAGGCGGCAATTGCAAAAAGACAGTCCCAAAAAGAAAAACAGGCGGAGAGCCTTAAAACCTATCTGTTTAAGTCGATGCAGGCACTCGGCAGACAGAAGATTGATATGCCGAAAGCGGTTATGTCGCTTAAAAAGAATGCTCCGAGCCTTGTTATTGATGATGAAATTTCATTCGTTGAGTGGGCGGAGAAACACAATCTTGACCACCTCTTAAAGTACAATATGCCCGAAGTGAAAAAGAATGATGTCAAGGCTCTCTGCAAAAAGGGCGAAGAAATCCCCTTCGTACATATGGAAGCCAAGCAGTCATTAAGTATTAAGTGAGGTGTTATTTATGGGATTACCTATATTGGTTTTAGGATATTCAGGCAGCGGAAAATCTGCCTCTTTAAGAAATTTCAAAGCAAATGAACTGGCTCTTGTGAATGTAAACGGAAAATCACTTCCGTTCAGAACCAAATTTACTTCTTCAATCAATTCCGACAACTACATAGATATTGAGGACTTTATCAAAAAGCAGAAATGTAAGTCGATTGCAGTTGATGACGCACAGTATCTCATGGCTAACGAGTATATGAGAAGAGCCAAGGAAACAGGCTTTCAGAAGTTTACCGATATCGGTAAAAATTTTTGGGAGCTTGTGAAAGAGGTTGAAACTCTCCCGAATGACACGATTGTTTATTTTCTCAGCCATATTGAAACCGACGAAAACGGCAGACAGAAAGCTAAAACAATCGGCAAGTTGCTTGACGAAAAAATCTCGGTTGAGGGAATGTTTACCACGGTTTTGAAAACTGTTGTCGTTGACGGCAAGTATCTTTTTGCAACACAAACGGACGGTAACGATACCTGTAAAAGTCCGATAGGCTTGTTTGATTCAATGTACATATCAAATGACCTTAAAATTGTTGATGAAGCATTGAGAACATACTATTCAATGCAACCAGAACAGTATTGTGATGAGTGCAAAGCACCGATACTTTCGGACGGCAAACGCACCGTTAAACAGATCATTGACGGCACAACAAAAAATTACGGCAGACAGCTCTGTATGCAGTGTGTTGCAAAGCTGATAAAGCAGAAGAAACAGGAAAAGCAGAGAGAGGGTGCAGACAATGCAACTTCGACCGTATCAAAATGACCTTGTTGAACAGGTAAGACAGGCTTGGCGAGATGGTTACAAAGCCCCTTGCATTGTCCTTGGGTGCGGTGGCGGAAAGTCCTGCATTGTCGCAGAAATTGCAAGACGAACAACTTGGAATGGGAAACGAGTGCTGTTCCTTGTTCACAGGAGAGAGCTTGTTGACCAAATATTCAGAACCTTTGTCCGCTGGGGTGTGCTTATGGATTTGTGCCAAATCGGTATGGTGCAGACCTTTACACGAAGATTGAAGAAACTGCCAAAACCCGCACTTATCATCACAGACGAAAATCATCACAGTCTTGCACAAAGCTACAAACGCATTTACGAACATTTTTCGGATGTTCCGAGGGTTGGCGTCACCGCAACCCCTGTCCGCTTAAACGGTGACGGTTTGGGCGATGTCAACGATAAATTAATAATCGGGGTGAGTACAAAATGGCTCATTGAACATAACTGCCTTGCCCCGTATGACTACTACGCTCCGAGTGTCGCCGACCTTACGGGTTTACACACCAAAATGGGCGAGTATGTCACCGCCGACATTGAAAAGGCAATGATAAAAAACACGGTATTCGGTGATGTTATCAAATATTACAAACAGCTTGCAGACGGTAAGAAAGCCGTCTGTTACTGTTCTTCGGTAAAGCACAGTCTTGCAACAGCGAAGGCATTTCGTGACGCAGGAATTTCAGCCGAGCATATTGACGGAGCTACTCCAAAGGCACAGAGAGAACAGATTATAGCCGATTTCAGGAACGGCAAAATTACAATCCTCTGCAATGTGGATTTGATTTCAGAGGGCTTTGATGTGCCTGACTGCGAATGTACAATTCTGCTCCGACCTACTCACAGCCTTACGCTTTACATTCAGCAGTCAATGCGGTGTATGCGTTATAAGCCAAACAAAAGGGCGGTAATCATTGACCATGTGGGCAACTATGCAAGGCACGGAATGCCTGATGACGACCGAGAATGGACGCTTGAAAAACGCAAAAAGCTGAGTGTTAAAAAAATCGAAAAGGAGCAGGAGGAAAAGGTCAGACAATGTCCCGAATGTTTCTTTACATTTTCAGCACCGCCGGCAGGGCAGAAAGCCGTGTGTCCGCATTGCGGTTATGTATTCCCGACAGCCGAAAGGACCGTTGAAACCGATACCACCGCAAAGCTCATTAAGGTTGAGGGATTCAAGCTTGATTTCAGCACACCCGACGATTGCCACAGCTATGCGGACTTGCTTGCATACGCAAAAAGCCACGGCTACAAAACAGGCTGGGCATATTTTCAGGCACGAAAGAGAGGTATGATAGCTTGACAGAAGAACACGCAATTCAGAACAAAATCCGTATTGCAATTGCACCGTACTGCGATATTTTCCGTATAAATGTAGGTGCAGGCTTTACAAAGGACGGCAGATATTTCAACACGGGAGTTCCGCCCGGATTTTCAGATTTGTTCGGTGTCAGAAAATCAGACGGAAGAGCGGTTTTTATCGAGGTTAAAACTCCCAAAGGCAAGCCAAGCGAAAAACAACAGAAATTTATACAGATGATGAAACTCAACGGCGCTGTTGCAGGAGTGTGCAGAAGTGCCGATGAGGCAATAGAGTTAATAGCAAAGGAGTAAAATTATGGGATTTAAAGCAAATTGGAGCGAGGCGGCACAGTCTAACTCACTCAAACCCGAGGGCGATTATGAGTGTCTTATCGCTAAGGTTGAGGAGAGAGTAACAAAGAATGGCAAAGAAAATCTGAACATCTCAATGGTAATCAGAAATGATGTTGAGCAGAACTATAAAAACGGATATATATTTGATACATTGTGGAAGAAGAAAGAGCCTACAAACGCAGACTTGCAGGTCAAGGGATACAGCTATGGTCAGATTATGGCACTCGGCAAGGCGGCAGGACTTCCCGATGGCAAGGAGTACGACAGCCTTGAGCAGTTCTGCGGTGAGCTTGTCAATAAGCCGTTGCGTGTAACTATAAAGCACGAAGAATACAACGGAAAAACACAGGAGCGAGTAAGCTGGAGAAATCCTACAAAATATCCGACTGTAAAGCATATTCCAAAGCAGACGACAACCAATACAGCTACAGCCTATGCACAGCCACAGCAGAGTTATGCACCTGCTCAGCCTGCAAATCAGGGCTTTGTTGATATGCCGATTGACGATGATTTGCCGTTCTGATTTTAAAAAAATTCTTCGGGAATTGCATAAAACAGTGCAATTTTCACCGTGCTTTTCCTTATATATGGAGGTGAAAAAATGGGCTTTACAAATTTAAACCCAAATAAAAATAAATATTTTGCAGTTCCCGAGGAATTGAAAGGTTACAAAAACTGGGTGTGCTGGCAGTCATATCCAGATCCGAAATCGCACAGCGGAATTTCAAAGAAACCGATAAATCCAAGAACGGGTGGCTTTGCAATGCCGAATAACTCGGACACTTGGTCAGACTTTGAAACAGCAGTCAGAGAATCCGCCAAATATTCGGGTATAGGCTTTATGTTCTCAAATTCACCGTTTTTCGGTGTTGACCTTGACGATATGCCGAATGACATTCAGGACTACCAAAACGGCGGAGCTGACAACATAATCAGCGAGTTTGTGAACACTTTGCAGAGCTACACCGAATTTTCGCAGAGTAAAACAGGCATTCACATAATCTGCAAGGGAACTCTTCCCGAGGGCAGAAGAAAGGCGAAGAATGATTCGGGCGGTTTTGAAATGTACGAAAACGGCAGATTCTTCGTTGTGACAGGCGATTACTGCTCTGCATATGCGTACATAAACGATTGCACCGAAAGCATAAAGCCGTTGCATTCAAAGTATCTCGGCAAGGCAACAGAGCCACAGCCTAAGCTCCGTAACATTGAGGTCAATCCGAACACCGTTGACGATATTGTCAGAATCGCCTGTAATGCCAAGAACGGAAGTCTTTTCAAGGCTCTGTACAGCGGTGATTTTTCGGCTTACGCGTCACAGAGCGAGGCTGATATGGCATTCTGCAATATGCTTGCGTTTTGGTGCGGATGCGACACCGACAAGATGGATTCGATTTTTAGACAATCAGGCTTAATGCGTGACAAGTGGGACAGAAAGCAGTCCGGCACAACCTACGGCATTATAACCCTGCAAAAGGCTGTGTCGGGCTGTACACAGACCTACAACCCAAAACAGCATAACGATTATTCAATTTCAATCGGTGAGGGCAAGACTGTTCAAGCGGTTGACGAAGAAAAAATGCGTGCCTACACCTTTGACGATATGGGCAACGCCGACAGGTTCGTTGATTTGTTCGGCGATAATGTAAGGTATTGTTACACTGAGAAAAAGTGGTATTACTACAATTCAATGAAGTGGTGTGTTGACAATATCGGGGTAGTTTTGCGAATGGCGGACAAAAGCGTTGAGGCTATGAAAGCCGAAGCAAGGCTGTACTTGCAAGCTGATGAAGAGAACGGCGGAGATATGTCAAAAGCATTTGAAAAGCATATGAAAGCAAGCCGTTCCAACAAATCAAAAAAAGCAATGCTCAACGAGGTTGAACACCATATCCCCGTACTTCCGGCACAAATGGATAAATACCGTATGGCATTAAACACCCCAAGCGGGATAATCAACCTTAAAAACGGCGAAATGAGGGCACATAATCCCGAATATTATTTTACAAAGATTACTTCGGTTGACTGTTCTCAAACGGCAGAGTGTCCCCGTTGGCTTGCATTTCTTGACGATATTTTTGCAGGCGATAAGGAGCTTATTCGCTACATTCAAAAGGCGGTCGGTTACAGTCTGACAGGCTCAACAGCCGAGCAATGCGCATTCTTCCTTTACGGCACGGGACGAAACGGCAAGAGTACATTCATTGATGTTATCCGTGATGTATTCGGCGATTATGCCGCAAACATTCAGCCTGAAACAATTATGGTAAGAAACTCTCAGAGCAGTGCCATAAACAGCGACATTGCACGGTTAAAGGGCGCAAGACTTGTCACCTCGGTTGAGCCGAACGAGGGCGTGCGAATTAATGAGGGACTTCTCAAACAGCTTACGGGTGACGATACCGTAACGGCAAGAAAGCTGTACAGCGAGGAATTTGAGTTCAAGCCCGAGTTCAAGCTGTGGATGGCGACAAACCATAAACCGATTATCAGAGGCACCGACACGGGCATATGGCGAAGAATACATATGATACCGTTCAATGTTCAGATTCCCGAGGATAAGGTTGATAAGAACCTTACGCATAAGCTCAAAGCCGAAATGACCGCAATTTTCAAATGGTGTATTGACGGCTGTATTCTGTGGCAGAGAGAGGGTTTGAAAATGCCGTCTGCCGTTCTTCAGAGCGTGAGAGAGTACAAGCGTGAAATGGATGTCATTTCCGCCTTTATCGAGGACAGATGTGTGTTAGAGGGTTCGGTTCAGGCAAGCACGCTCTATGCTGCCTATACAAGCTGGGCAGGGGATAACAACGAATATTGTATGTCAAATACCAAATTCAGCACCGAACTTGCCAAACGATTTGAAAAGGTAAGAGGCAAAAACTATAACTTTTTCAACGGCATTTCACTTTCTAAAGATTGTTGAGGTGGAGGGTGGTGGAGGGTTTGACGGTTTTTCTAACCTTTCGTATAAGAAAAATAAACTAATATTATATATATAGAAAGGGTTCTTTAAAATAGCCCCAAACCCTCCACTACCCTCCGAAAGAGGTAATATGAAAAAATATGATTTTAAAAATCCACAGGTGTTTGAACAGCTTGAAGATAAAGCAATTGACGGTCAGCTTGATTACTCAGCCTTTCCTCCGCCCGAATATAAATACTTTTCAAGGCTTGCAAAGGTCGGCTACAACAACCGTCATAAAGGCTGGGACATAAACATCTGCCTTGAATGGCAGGACAAGCTCAGAACGGAGTATAAGCGTGATAGGGACAACGCAGACGAATACCGTATGCTCTCACAAAGAATTATGGATAATGTAAAGAAAAGTGCCGACTTCGTCCGTAAGATGTATCAGTCCCAAACCAACGAGCAAACCGTAATCAATGCCCTCCAAGCCTTAGAATGTCTAACCAACGAAAACGGCTTAACCAAAAGAATAACCGAAAAATTAAAGGAGAATGAAGAATGAGAGAAATATTATTTAGAGGCAAAGCGATACACCGTGACGAAGGTTGTCACCGAACAGAATACCAGAATGGCGAATGGGTGTATGGGTTAGTTACAAAATTGTATGATGAACAGTTTAAAAATTTACCCGCAGAAATGACGAATACAAACGGCATAAGTGGTATCGAAATTGATTACAAAACAATCGGGCAGTACACCAATATGCTCGATAAGAACGGTAAGAAAATTTTTGAAGGAGATATCATTGATTTTTTTGGTCGCTCAGACGGTGACGGCTATGGAGTTGTAAAGTACGATGCATACGAAACTGAATTTGGGTTTGAGTATGACAATATCTACAGAAGCCTCGGGATAAATTTTTATCCCGAAAATATTGAAGTTGTCGGGAATGTTTATGACAATCCCAAACTTGTAGGACGGTGAAAACAATGACAAACTTTGAAAAAAATCAAATAGATGTCAATTGACTGCACAAAACATTGGCTTGAAAGTGAGGTAGAAGAAAATGAAAGATATTAAAAACATTACCGTTAATTACGATAACAATGAAAGCAAGACGATCACAAAGGGACTTGTTATTGATTTTGGTAAACTTGATAACGATGAGGGCGATGTTTGCTTTAATATGTGTAACATCAAAGGTAAGGATTTGCGTTTGATTGTAACCGCTGTTGTTGCGTTGGCGCAGGAACTTGGTATGCTTGACGAGGAGGAGCGTGAAGTGGATTGACGGTTAAAGATTATTTATATTCGGTCAGGGTTTCGGATAAGCTGATCAGAACGAAAGAACACGAGCTGTCGAAACTTAGGCTGAATATTGCACAGGTATCGGTTAAGCAGAATGAGCCTGTTAAGACATCGGGAGTGAATGACCCTATGCGGATTGTGGACAGGATTGCAGACCTTCAGGCTGAAATCAATCGGGAAATTGACAATCTTGTGCGGTTGAAAACTGAAATCCGCAGTAAAATCAACGCACTTGACGATTACCGTTACATTGCAATTTTGACCGAGTATTACATAAATTGTCAGAGGTGGGAGGATATTGCCGAGAGTATGGAAATGAGCGTAAGGCATACCCTGAGATTGCACGGCGAAGCGTTACAGGCGTTCCGAAAAAAGTTCGATTTCTCGTAAAATTATTTTGAAATGTCATTGAATGTCACCCTTACCCTGCGTATAATGGTATTATGAAAGTTTGACAAACAGGACATATGTAGAACTCTCCTAAGTTAAAAAAATCGCACAGACCGCTCTCGTTTGAGGGCGGTTTTGTGTTAGTGTGAAAGGCGGTGATACCGTGAAAGACAAATTAAATGCAAGACAGAGGAAGTTTGCAGAATATTATGCGCAGAGCGGTAACACCGTTCAGAGTGCGATACAGGCAGGATATTCAGAAAATTACGCAAACGCAAGAGCGTATGAATTGTTGGAGAATGTTGGAGTTTCAAAATACATCAAGGAGCTTTCCGATAAGCTCAAAGATGAGCGCATTATGAGTGCAAAGGACAGACAGGTTGCTTTGTCCGACATTGCAAGGAATGACGGGCAGGACACCTCTGACAGAATCAGGGCTATTGACACGCTCAACAAGATGACGGGCGAATACACCGTTAAGGTTGACGCAAAGGTTGAGCAATCCGAAAAGCTCTCTGATGTGTTCAGACAGTTAGGCGGTGAGGGACTGAGTGAGTAACAAATTCCCGTTGTCACAAAAGTATATCGACTTTATCAACACAACAAATGTGTCGGCTGAATTTCTTGAAGGAACTACAGCGTCCGGCAAAACTACCGTCGGAGCAGGCGTTAAGTTTATGCGAATGGTGTCGCAGTCGCCGAAGAAGCTTCACGCAATTGCCGCCAAAACTACGGGCAAGGCTGAGGAAACTATAATTCAACAGGACAACGGTATTCTCGACTTGCACCGCAACGCTGTCTATTGTGGTAACGGCGACAAGGATTACAAGCTGCCACATATCAAGTTTGAGGACAAAATTATCTATATTCTCGGCTACAGCAGTCGAGATAAATGGGAAATGGTACTCGGTGCGCAGTTTGGGTGCGTTTATATTGACGAAATCAACACCGCTGATATCGAGTTTATCCGAGAGATGTCAACCCGTAATGACTATATGCTTGCAACGCTGAATCCCGATGATCCGAGCCTGCCTGTGTATAAGGAGTTTGTCAACCGCTCCCGTCCTTTTAAAAAATATGAAAACGATGTTCCTCCCGAGATTACGGCGGAGCTTACCGAAGAACCTGTACCGAATTGGCGGTATTGGTTCTTTTCTTTTGCCGACAATTTAAGTCTTACACCCGAACAGATTGGAAAGAAAAAGAACTCTGCACCGAAAGGTACAAAGCTCTATAAAAATAAAATCTTAGGTTTGCGAGGCAGAGCAACAGGTCTTGTGTTCCCGAATTTTGAGAGGGCAAGACATATCAAATCAAAAGAGTGGGCAGGAAAGTTTTTGAACTGTAACCGCAAGTCAGAACACTTTGTTCAGTTCACCGCAGGTCTTGATACCGCCTATTCGCAGAAGTCGCCTGACACTATCGCAATGACATTTTACGGCATTACCAATCACGGCAAGTGTGTTCAGCTTGATGAAAGGGTTTATAACAACGCTGAAATGCAAACGCCTATTGCCCCGAGTGACACGGTGAAGAATTTTATTGATTTTCTTGACCGCAACCGTGATGAATGGGGCTTTGCACGCACGGCTTTTATTGACAGTGCCGACCAAGCGACTATTACCGAATTTCAAAAGTATAAGCGACAGCACGGCTGTGTCTATGACTTTGCAAATGCATGGAAGAAAACGAAGATTATCGACCGAATCAATCTTGTACTCGGCTGGCTTGCCACCGACTGTTATTTTGTGCTTGAACATTGTAAAAACACGATTGCCGAGTTTGAAATTTACAGCTGGCGAGAGGATAAAGACAACACACCCGAGGACGGTCACGACCATTGCATTAACAGCGGTCAATATGCGTGGCTGCCGTTTAAAAATATTATTGGAAGTGAAATAAATGGGGCTGATTAACAGAATGGCTGAATCTATCAGATCGGGAATTAAAAACTTTTTGCAGATTACTCCTGCAAGCGACAAAACAATTACCGTCACCGAAACAAGCAATCATCTGACCGAGTGCTTTATCAATCGCATTTGGTATTGGGGCAACAGCAGACAGCTTGCGGAGCTGTACAGGCAGATTGATACAAACAAAACTATGTTTTGGGCGGCAAAAAGCACAAAGGGGCTTGAAATCCGTAAAATACACACGGGCCTGCCGGCACTCATCTGCGAAACGCTTGTGAATATCGTAATTGCCGACTACAACGGCACAGATGTTACAAGTAAAAATTCAACCGCTTATGCAGAGCGTTGGGAAGACATTGAAAAGCAGAACAAGCTGTCCGACACGGTTAAGCAAATGCTCCGTGACCTATGTGTTGTCGGTGACGGTGCTTTTAAGGTCAGCTTTGACACGGCTGTATCAGATGTTCCGATTGTTGAATGGTATCCTGCCGAAAACATCGACTTTACATATGTGCGTGGCAGAATCCGAGAGGTTAAGTTTTACACCGATTACACGCAAAAACACCGCCGTTACCGTTTTGAAGAAACATACGGTTACGGCTATATTCACTATGCTTTGTATGATGACAACGGCAAAGAGATTGACCTGCACACGGTTGACGCTCTTTCGTGGATTGATTCAAAGGGCGTTACATTTGACGAATCATATATGTGGGCTGTACCTGTCCTTTACGGCAAATCGTGCCACAAGGGCAGAGGTGCGGGCATTATCGGCATAAAAACAGACGCTTTCGACAGCCTTGATGAAGTGTGGTCACAGTGGATGGACGCACTCAGAGCCTGCCGAACAAAGCAGTATGTGCCTGATTGCCTTGTTCCGAGAAATCCCGAAACCTGTCAGCCGATATCGCCAAATCCGTTTGACAACCGATTTATCACCGTGGGCAACGATATGTCTGAAAACGGCAACGGCAACAGGATTTACACCGAAAGTCCGCAGATTCAGCACGAAAGCTATTTGAGTTCATACATTACTGCCCTCGACCTCTGCTTACAGGGCATTATATCGCCGTCAACTCTCGGCATTGATACGAAGAAGCTTGATAATGCAGACGCTCAGCGTGAAAAGGAAAAGACAACCCTTTACACAAGGCAGAACCTTGTGAAAATTACGCAGAACGCACTTCAAAGCCTTGTTGCAGTTGTACTCAATGCAGACGGTGAACTTAACGGCAAGGGTATTGTTGAGGGCTTGGAAGTATCCGTAAACTTCGGCGAATATGCAAATCCGAGCTTTGAAAGTCAGGTTGAAACTGTGTCAAAAGCAAGACAGGGCGGTTTGATGTCAGTTGAAACCTCGGTTGACGAGCTTTACGGCGACAGCAAGTCGGAGGATTGGAAAGCCGAAGAGGTGCAGAGAATTAAGGAAGAACAGGGCATTGCAGGCGAAGAAGAAAAATCGGAGCTTGACGATGTGGACCTTACCGACACAGAAGAACCTGACAATAACGCAGATGATGAAGAAAATGCGGAAAATAATGCAGAAAAAACCGAAAGCAATCCCGAACAGAATGATACACAGGTAAACAATGAGTGATTACAATATCAGAGAAGCCTTTGAAAAAATCGAAGATGAACTGATTGACAGCATGATGAGAAATTTCAGCCGTCACAGAGCCGAAGAAACCAAAGAGGGTTACAACTGGACACAATGGCAGGCTGAACAGCTCAAAAGTCTTGAAGAGTACCGTAAGCACAACGCAAAGAAATTTGGCAAGCGTTTCAAAACCATTAACGGCAAGGTTGAAGAGATGATTCGCACCGCCAAAGCTGACGGAAATGCAAGTCAGGAGGCAGAAATTCTTGAAGCTGTCAAGGACGGTTTCAAAGCCCCGAAAAAGCCGTCAGCACACAGCACAGCCGAGTTTTTTAAGGTGAATGACCGTAAACTTGACGCACTCATAAAATCGACCACAGACGATTTAAAGAGGGCAGAAACGGCAGTTTTGCGTATGAGCAACGACAAGTACCGCAAGGCGATTTTTAACGCACAGGTTGCAATGAACACGGGTGCGGTTACATACGAAAAAGCCGTTGATATGGCTTGTAAAGATATGCTCAACGCAGGTCTAAATTGTGTGGAATACAAAAACGGTGCAAGGCATACGCTCTCGGATTATGCGGATATGGCGGTTAAAACAGCCAACAAAAGAGCCTATCTGCGCGGTGAGGGCGAAAAGCGAGCCAAATGGGGAGTATCCCTTGTTGTTGTGAACTCAAGACAGGGCGGTTGCCCCGATTGTGCAAAATATATCGGCAAGGTGTTTATTGACGATGTTTATTCAAACGGCAAAAAGTCAGACGGAAACTATCCGCTTCTCTCAACCGCAATCAAGAACGGTTTGTTTCATCCGAGATGTAAGGACAGCACAAGTACATATTATCCTGAACTTGATGATTTGGACGCACCGTTGTCTGAAGATGAAATCAAAGAGCTTGACCGTCAGCGAGGAATTGAGGAAAAACAGCAGTATGCACAGCGACAGGCAGAACGCTTTGACCGCCGTGCCGAATACAGTCTTGATAAGGACAATAAACGCATTGCCCAAACCCGAGCCGATGAGTGGCACGATAGGGCGAATACGCTTGAAGAAAAGGCAAAACAATTTTCTTTGAAGACTGATGAACAAAAATATTACAGACCTGTTTTTGAAGAAGATATATCAAAAACTTTTGAACGCAAAATTGAGGGCGAAACAATTACAATTGATACCCACAAGGCAAATACATTGTGTGATAATGTTTATATTTCAGATAAGGTAAAGCTAAAACGAAAAGAACTTCATAATTTTGATATGCAAGTGAGAAAAGCGTTTGATATGCTCGGAGAGGTTGAAACAAGCGGAAAGCCTGAAATTTGTATTGTCACTCCCGAAGAAATGCGAGTAAATGCTATTGCTTCATATATGCCAATGCAAAATGTTCTAAATGTCAATTCAGTATACTTTTCAACAAGTGATTTGTCAGGCTTACAAGAAAACTTGGCTTGTCCGCAAGACAGATTGAGTACAATTCTGCACGAACTGATTCATTGGCAAGACGCTAAAAATTACAGAGCAAAATTCGGAAGTATTAACGATTATTTTGAATATTGCGATTACCTTAATAAAATTTATGCTCCAAAGGTTGAAAAATTGATAAATAACGGTTATAATATAGAGGATATAAGTGAGTATGCTTTTGAATGCTTAAAAGATAAAGCTATGGATGAAGTGTATAATGAGTACAGAGTCAGCAAACTTTTAGGGTGATGATAGTATGAGATTGATACAAACTGAAGAACAAAAATCTCTATGGAATGCGTTTAAGCCGTACCTTGTAACAAATGGTTTAAATGTCACTTTGCGTGAAGATGCTCCACAAGAAGCTAAAGATGCTGAAGCACTTTACAGTAAGCTTAGAGAGAAACAAAAAATGCAATATCTAAAAAATAGTGGCATAATCTAACCGCTCCGTAAAAAGGGCGGTTTTGTTATATGCAATTCACAAAAACAGCATAAAATTACGAATTGAGCATTTTATAATCGACAGCAATGTTGATTATAGGGTGCTTTTTGCATTTAAACCCGTCGATTTCGACCAGTTTAGAAAGGTGGTGACAGAATGAAAATCAGAGTAACAACAGCATTTAATGACAGGCAGAACGGCTATGTAACCCGACCTGTGAATGAAGTTTTTGAATGTTCAGAGCAGAGAGCAAAGGAACTCATTGACGGCGGTTTTGCAGAAGAGGTCAAGTCTGACGCTCCCAAAAAGCCGAGAACCAAAGCAGAAAAAACAGTTAAAACAGAAAAAGCAGATTAAGCACTTTACGAATATGTAAGGTGCTTTTTTATTGTCCGAAGACATTAAACTACGGGAGACACCGTGCAAAACTGAAACAGAGAGACACTCTATAAACTGATTACGGGAGACACCCGAAAAACTGAAAGGATATGAAAAAATGGCAGAACCAAATCCAACACCAACCCCCAATGAACCGACACCTGCACCGCAGGGAACACCGCAGGGAAACGCTCCTGCCTTTGATTACGACAAGCTCGCAAGCCTTATTACAGGCAAACAGAGCGTGACAGAGGACACCGTTTTGAAGTCATATTTTAAGGAGCAGGGATTGTCAGCCGATGAGATGAAAGAGGCTATCGGTGCTTTTAAAAAGCAGAAAGCCAAGAACACTCCCGACTTTGCAAAAATGCAGTCGGAAGTTGAATCCGCAAACAACGCAAAACTTATGGCAGAAGTCAACCAATCGGCAACCCTCGAAGCCGTAAAACAGGGCGTTGACATTGCAACCGTTCCTTATGTGCTTAAAATTGCAGACTTTTCAAAGGCTGTGACAGACGGCAAGGTCAATGCGGAAAAGCTGACAGAGGCTGTTAAAAAGGTGCTTGACGATATTCCCGCACTCAAGGGCAAACCTGCCGAGAACGGCACAGGAGTTAAGAAAATCGGCGGTGACGGCAACAGCGACAAAAATTTAACAGAAGATGCCTTAAGAGGAATTTTCGGCGTCAAATCTAAAAAGTAAGAAAAGAGGTAAATAATTATGGCAGTATTAGAATACGCAACTATTTTCAGTAATGTATTAAGAGAATTGTATGGTCAGGCCCTTACTTGCGATGACCTTTACCACTCAAACTCTGACATTCAGATTATCAACGGTAAGGATATTAAAATTCCGAAACTCTCGGTCAGCGGTTATAAAGACCATACACGAGGTGCAGGCGGTTTTAATTTGGGTACATATTCAAACGGTTACGAAACCAAAACCCTTGACCACGACAGAGATATTGAGTTTGCTATCGACCCTATTGATGTTGACGAAACAAATATGGTAGTGACTATCGCAAATATTCAGACACGCTTTGAAAAAACACAGGCTATCCCTGAACTCGACTGTTATACGTACAGCAAGCTTTATACAGAGGCTAAGCGAGTTGGTGCAACAGTAAAAACTACTGCATTAACTGCGGCGAATGTGCTTGCAGATTTTGACGATAACCTTGAGGCTTTTGCCGAAGCGGGTGTACCGCTCGACAGGGTTATTCTTTATGCGACACCACAGTACAAAAAGCTTTTGAAGAATGCAGAGGGTATTCAGAGAACACTTGAAATCAGTTCCGCAAAGGGCATTGACCGACGTGTTCGTTCCGTTGATGATATTGATAAGATTGTAGAAGTGCCAAGCTCAAGAATGAAGTCTTTGTTTGATTTTACAAACGGTTGTGTTGCTGACAGCTCAGCTAAGCAGATTGACTATATTCTTATTGACCCGGAAGCACAGGTGTCAAGAGTTAAGTATTCATATATCAATGTCTATACTCCGGGTTCTGACAGCCGAACAGCTGATAATTATATATATCAGAACAGAAAAGTTAATGGTACTTTTGCCATTGACGAACTTATGAAGCAGGGCGTAATCATTCATGCCGAGGCTTAAAGCGAGGTGAGAAAAAATGAAAGCAATCAAAGACAATAAGTCATATACAGTCAACACAGACGAGGAAGCTAAGACTTATGTATCCCGTGGTTATGATATTCAGGATGACAACGGCAAAATCAAAGAATATGGATTAGGCAAGAAAATTTCTGTTGATGATTACAATACTTTGAAGAAAGAAAATTCAAAGCTCAAAGCCGAAAACAAAAAACTTAAAGAGAGTACCAAGTCAGACACAAAGGAGTAAATCTATGTATGCCGATTACATTGAACAGCAGGGCGGAGATGAGAACAGCGTTATCTCTGCCGAACACATTGATGTTCTGACTTTTAACCGCATTGATTTTGAAAAACTTTCGGAAATGCAGAAGAGAATCATCGGCAGAGTGCATAGCAGACTTACTGCTTTTGAAGAAGAAAATGCCGATATGATTTCTTCCTACCTGAAAAGCTATTCAATCAACGGCACATCAATGGAATTTGGTGTAAGCTGGAATTTAATGTGTATCAGCGGAGTGGCAATTCCTGCCGACCTCTATGCGTTGCTAAAATCAACAGGACTTTGTTATCCTGCAATCTGAAAGGTGCGTGAAAACCGTGAAATTTCCGTCACTTGTAAAAAAGCAGTTCTGCAAAACTCCTGTCGAGGTCACAATCTACGGTGAGGGTGTTACCGAAGACGGAGCACCCCTGACCGTGTTTGAATGCAAAAATCTGTATCCCTCCGACAGCTTGTACCCGTCAGCAACCCTGCACGGTGGCTCTGCCTTGTGTAATATGCAGTCAAAGGCAAAGACGGTCTATACCAAAGAGCAGAAAATTGTTCGGGTGTCGGCTGTCTTGCTTTTTGACGGCGACATTGCTCCCGACAGCCCCACTTTAAGCGGTGGCTTTGTAATCCTTGACGGCGTAAAGAGAAATATTGTGCAGAGCATTAAACACCGCAACCCTGACGGTACAGTTAATTTTACGGAATTGGATGTGATTTAATGGGATTTTCGGTATCATCAAAAATCAAACTCAATATGCCTGTTGTAAAACAGCTTGATAGGGCAAAGCAACAGGCTCTTGAACAGACAGGTGACGCACTTCTTAAACAGGTGAAAAACACGCAGGTAATGCCGTTTGATACGGGTAATCTTCAGAACGAAAATACCTTTGAAGATTGTGCGCAGAGTTGGAACGGCACGGTTAAAATTGTGTCAAGCACTCCGTATGCAAGGCGGTTGTATTTTCATCCCGAGTATAATTTCAGCCGTAAGGAAAACATTGCCGCCGGCGGTAAATGGTTCTCACCGTGGCTTGAGGGCGGTACACGGCAGAATTTTTGCAGTCGGGCATTTGTGAGATTATACAGAAAGGAAGCAGGACTTTGATTTACTTATCGGACATCAGAGATTGGCTCAAAAGCGTTACCTCAGCCGAGCATTATTACATCGGCAAGCTTGACAACAAGCAGGACAGGTCAATCGGTGTGTATTCATTAAAGCAGTCGGGAACACCCACAAGGGCAATCGGCGGTGAAAGTACCTACGATACAATAAGCGTGTCTTTGCTTATCCATTACACCGACAACGCAAGAGAAACCGAGGGGTTTGCACGCAGACTTTACGAAACGCTTTACGGCATTAAAAAAGTTGAAATTAAGGAACACAAAATCTATATAATCGAACTGCTCACGGAAGAACCCGTTGATGTTGGAACAGACGACAAGGGTGTGTATGAGCAGGTCATTGAAGTTAAATTTTATTACGAAAGGAAGTAATTTTATGGCAAAAGTTGAATCGGGAGTATTCCCATGCTATGAAAATCAGTTTGCGGTTGGCAAGGCAGGAACAGAATCCGCCACGACAAATATTGCTAACTGCGAAGAATTTTCTGTTGCATTTGACAACGGTGTCGAGGAATGGACAGCCTTTGAAAACGAGGGTTGGAAGTCAAGGCTTATGACAGCAAAGTCGATCACAATTTCGGTAAAGGGCAAGCGAACTATCGGTGACGCAGGCAATGACCAGATTGCCGCCCTTGCATTTGAAAACGGCAGAAAGGCAGAAGTTTCGTTTATGTGGACCTTTCCCAACGGTGCAACCGTCCTCTTTAAAAATGCAGTTGTATCCGTTACATCAAACGGTGCAGGCGCAAGTACGGGTGTTGCTCCGCTTGAATTTGAAGTTATGTCAAACGGCAAGCCGGTATATACAGCAGCCGCTTAAAAAATGAAAGGAATGAACGATTATGTCAAAGTTAATTGATATTACAGACAAACTTAATTTTGAGGAAAAGCCGAGTGTCAGAGTTAAAAATGTTGACCTTGCAATCAACAATGACGCAGTTTCAATGCTCAAAGTTGCGGCACTTTTTGAGGACGGCAACGGTAAAAGTAAAGATGTTATCGAAATGTATCATCTTCTTTTTGATGAATCCGAGAGAGAAAAGATTGAAAAGTTAAAGCTGAATATGCACGATTTCAACGCCCTTATCAGCGAATCTGCCAAAATTGCAACAGGTGATTTGACTGACGAGGGGGAAGCTCAGACCCCGGCTACGACCTGATTGATGACTTTGATTTAATCGTGTCGAGCTTTCGCTCGGAGTACGGGGTCAGCATTTATTCAAAGGACTTTGCTAAAATGAGTTGGAATGAGTTCTGCTCACTTCTGCAAGGCTTAGGACCCGAAACACCGCTTGCAAGAACGGTTCAAATTCGCCTTGAAACCGACAAAGAGGTCTTGAAAAACTTTACTTCGTCACAGCATAAAATCCGCAACAAATGGCGGTCAAGGAATGTAAAGCACTACTCAGACGAAGATATGAACACCGTTCTTGCAGAATTTCAAAACTTCTTCGCTAATCTGTAAATTTGTACATAATTTTCGCTGTATCTACAAAATTCTTGACAATGTTAATATATAGTGATAAAATGTAACATACACTAACAAATTTATTAAGGAAAGTGTATGTTTATGAAATGTCCACATTGCGGAAACGAATTAAAGGACGATGCAAAATTTTGCGACAAGTGCGGTGCAGGCTTTGGCGGAAACGATTCAACCTCGGCAACCGTAAATCCTGCAAATGCAAAGAAGAAAATTTACAAGCGTTGGTATTTTTGGGTTATTATCGTTGTTGCTATTATGATTGTTGGCGGTGTAAACGGTGCAATTAACGGTAACAGCAGCTCAAACAAATCAAAGCAGGAAACTACTGTTGCAAATCAGAGTTCAGAAAAGGCGACTGAAAAAGCGACAGAAGCACCGACCACAAAAGAAGTTGCAACAGAAAAGCCTACTAAAGACCCGAAGAAGGTTGAAAAAGAATTTAAAGACGGTTGCAAAACAATCGACTTTAAAACTCTTTCAAGAAACCCTGACAAGTACAAAGGTAATAACTACAAGTTTGAAGGTAAGATTATTCAGGTTCAGGAAGGCTGGGGCGATTCGGTTGACCTGAGAATCAATATAACCAAAGAAGAAAATGAGTATCTTGATGAACCATTGTGGACTGATACAATCTACGCAACTGTAGAAATTCCTGACGGCGCGGACAAACTCCTTGAAGATGATGTAATCACCTTCTGGGGAACTTGTGACGGCGACTATACATATGAAACCGTAATGGGTAACAATGTGTCACTTCCGAAAATCGACATCAAATACTACGAACTCAACAACTAAAACAAAAAGCCACTCCAAACGGGGTGGCTATTCTTCTGCAATTTTTTAAGCGTACATCATAACGGTGTGCGCTGTTTTTATGCCTGTTTTTAAAGAATCTAAAATGAAAGGAAGTGGTGAATATGGCGACAAAGGCGGGTGAAATTGAGCTTGATGTCAGGCTTACGGGTGATGATATTTCCAAAACATTGCATAAGATTTCCGATTCAATTACAAAAAAGTTTGATTCGGCATTTTCAAGTCTTTCAAAAGATTTTGAAAATGTAAGCACGGATATGAAACAGTCCTTTTCAAAGGTTGCAGAGGGCGTTTCTCAGAAAACCGAAAAAGAGTTTTCAAACATCAAAGGCAGCGGTGAGCAATTAAGCAATTCGGTTTCATCTTCGCTTAAGAAAATAGGAATGGCTGTGGTTGCCGCTTTTTCTGTTGCAAAAATCAAGGAGTTCGGTCAGCAGTGCATTGAATCGGCTGCGGAAGTCAATGCGGCAAATTCGCAGTTTGAGCAGACATTCGGCACAATGCAGTCACAGGCAGAATCAGCCATTCAGAGCGTTGCCAATCAGAGCGGTATTCTTGAAACCCGATTGCAGGGCGTCGGCACAAGCATTTATGCCTTTGCAAAAACTACTGGAATGGACAGTTCAAGTGCTTTGGGAATGATGCAGGAGGCTTTACAGGTAACAGCCGACAGTGCCGCATATTACGACCGTTCGCTTGAAGACACCGCAGAAAGCCTGAAATCGTTTCTCAAAGGCAACTTTGAAAATGATGCCGCACTCGGTTTGTCCTGTACTGAAACCACACGAAATGCGGCGGCTAATAAGCTGTATGGCAAGTCATTTACGGATTTGTCGGAATCGCAGAAACAGCTCACGCTTTTGCAAATGGTCAAGGACGCTAATCAGCTTTCGGGTGCTATGGGACAGGCAAGCCGTGAAGCAGACGGTTGGGAGAATGTAACGGGCAACCTCAGAGAAAGTTGGAAACAGCTCCTTGCCGTAGTCGGTCAGCCTATTCTTCAGGTGGCAACTCAGGTTGTAAAGCGGTTGAGTTCCGCACTTGCGACTTTAACGGAATATGCCAAAGGCGCGGTTGAATCGCTTTCAAAGGTATTCGGCTGGGATACAGGCAACAACACCGCAAGCAATATCAAATCTGCGTCCGATTCTGCCAAAAGCCTTACAGATACGGCAGATGACAGTTCAAAGTCACTTGATAATGTTCAGAAAAGTTCCGAAAAAGTAAAGAGAAGTGTAGCGGGCTTTGACAAGCTGAATGTGCTTTCAAGCTCTGACAGCTCATCTTCAAAGTCAGACACCTCCTCATCAAAAAGCTCTTCAGGCGGTTCATCAGGCGGAGCTGTTGCAAAGAATGTTGTCAAGGACACAAGCAAAAACCTTTCGGGGGCGTTCAAAAATCTATACGAAAAAAGCGGATTCAAAGGCTTTGTCGAGAATGTACAGAAAGGTATTAACAAGGTCGATTGGTCAGCTATAGGCAAGAACTGCAAGACCGTTTTTGATAATGCTGTTCCCATAGTTCAAAAGGCATTCGGCACAATGCAAAAGGTCGGTTCTGCAAAACTCGGGGCAATCGGCTCTGCATTCGGAGCGGTTGCGACAATCGGCGGGAAGTCGTTTCAGACCATTTCAGGCGGTGTTGCTAAGTGGATTTCAAAAGACAGGGAAAAGATTATCGGCTTTATAGACACCATAGGCAACAATCTTACAAACGGCTATAACAACCTTTCAATCTTTTTTGATAATTTCGGTACACTTGCAGGCAATGCAATTGACAATGTTCGCCCTCAAATGGAAGAATCAATTTCCAATCTTTTAAGCGGTCTTACAACCTTTGCGGGTTCAGTCGGCGAAGTTGTTTCGGGTGCGTTTTCAATCGCAACCGAAAGCCTTGTTGAATGGACTGAAAATGACGGTGCAACAATCACTGAATTTCTCGAAAATTTACAATTGCAGTTTGCAGATGTGTTTGACTTTATCGGTCAGATTTTCGGAGATATCGGAACAATTATCAGCGAATGGTGGAACGGCAACGGACAGCAGATTTTTCAGAATGTCTGCAATATGTTTACCAATATCGGCACAACCCTGATGAATGTTTACAATCAATGGATTAAGCCTGCGTGGGATTTTATCGTAGCAATAGTAAAGTCAGCTTGGGAAAACTGGCTGAAGCCTGTTTTTGAGGGTGCAATAAACTTCTTCGGCAAGGTTGCAGACTGTGTTTCAACCGTGTGGAATAACTTCCTGTCACCGTTTGTAAACTGGCTTGTCAGCTTTTGGGGACCTATATTTCAGAATGTTTTCAATGCCGTAAAAAGAGTGTTTGATAATGTGTTTACATTTATCGGTGGGTTGGTTACCTCTATACAGAAAACATTCGGCGGTCTTATTGACTTCATTACAGGTGTTTTCTCAGGCGATTGGAACAAAGCATGGCAGGGTATCTACGACTTCTTCAAAGGTATTTGGGACGGCATTTGTGCCGTGTTTAAGTTCATTATAAACGCAATCATTGACGGCATAAATGCGTTATGGACGGGCATTTATAATTTCGTTTCGGGTGTTGTTAATTCAATCGGCGGAATTGCGGGTGTTATCGGCGCGGCATTTGGACAGGATTGGAGCTTTTCAATGCCTGAAAATCCGCCTCTCATTCCGAGATTTGAAGAGCCCACGGAATCACCGGCACGAAAATTTGCAAAAGGCGGTATTGTTAAAGCTCCGACACTTGCGGTTGTCGGCGATAACGCAGGCGCTAACAGCGGTAACCCTGAGGTTATTTCCCCTCTTAACAAGTTACAGGGTATGCTCGACAATTCGGGCGGTCAGGATACAGTGATTCTCACACAAATTCTTGACCTGCTTAAACGCATTTATGAAATGTTCATTATCTTTCGCAATAACGGCGGCAACACTTATTCGTTTACTGCCGAGCTTGAGGGTTCGACGCTTTTTGAAGAAATGATAAGACAGGATGAGCTTTACAGACGCAGACACAACGGTAAATCCGCATTTGCATAAAGGGGGGATGATATGTCAAATTATAACGGCTATTTGCTTAAATTCGGCAACAACATAATGCCGAATAAGTACATTACCGCATTTTCATCAACTCCGAATCAGCGACTTGAAACTTCTGCGGAACGAGATCAGAACGGTACGCTTCAAAGGGCAACGCTGCCAAATTACAAAACAAAAATTTCGTTTTCAACTCACATTCTTCATCTTGACGAAAAGATTGATTTTCAGTCGATTATCAACCTCTCAATGGCGAATAAGTTACAGAGAAAGTGCAGGGTAACTTATTGGAACGATGAAACGAACAGCTATTACACCTCTTATTTTTATATTCCTGATATTGAATATACCGTAATGAATGCCGAAAAGAATGATATAACCTATCAGCCGATTACTGTTGAGCTGATTGAGTATTAAGGGGTGATTCTTAAAAATGCTTGTATCTAAAGAAATTGCTGATAAGCTGAAAACAAACACACTTTACAACACCGTTGTCCTGCATTCTCCTGACGGCAGTTTTGAGGATATAACAGGTGAAAGTATCGTGCTTGACAGCTTTTCGCTTGAAAATGAAATCGTTGAAAAAGAATTGAAATTCGGCGGTTGCATAGCCTCTGAAATGAGCGTGAAACTCATTGATTATGATTGCTCGGCTTTGATAGGAAAGACGGTACAGGTCATCATAACGGCAACATATCTTGAATCAGAGCTGTATCCGTCAGATGATTTGTACCCGTCAAATACTCTTATTTGTCCTGCTGAAACAGGAACGGTTGAATGTCCTGTTTTCTACGGTAAAATTCAGTCGGCTCAAAGAGATAAAAAACAGCGTAACATCGTCAAAATCACAGCCTATGACGCTTTTTATGATATGTCAAAGGTGGATATGTCTTTGTGGTTTGCAGGCAAAGAGAACGAGGACGGCAGTTTTGCTTATGGTTATGCGCACTATCAAAAAGACGATAATTTTAAGAGCTTTTATTCAATAATCGCAGAATTTGCCAAAGATTATGCAATTACAGGGGTTTCACCGCCGAGCTTATCTGTCTTTAGTGTACCGCTGAAATTTGACGATACCTGCGTGGAAAAGGTTATAAAGGACATTACCTTGTCAGGTTTAATCCAAGCTTATGCAGAATTAACTTTGAGCTTTGCCGTTATAGATGCCGACGGAAAAATGCGTTTTAAAAGGCTGTATTCTCAATCTTCCGTTGAAACAATCGATTCGTACAAAGATTTATTCTTTGAAGATTACGAACTTGAGCCTATCCGTATGTACAGTGCTAAGTTTGCTGATAAAAAAGCGTTTTTGTATGGCAACAGTAACGATTTTTCGTGGTATGTTTCCGATAACATTTTGATGAGGTGCAGAACAACAGCAAGTGATATCGGCACAAAATATAATTCTGTTAATTTTTTTGGTGATGTATATAAATATCGCCCGACAAAAATTAAGCTGTTTTCGTATTGGTGGCTTGAGGCAGGCGATAAGTACACAATTAAAACTCCGTTTGAAGATTTGCCGACAATCGAAACATTTGTGTTCAATAAGAAAATGGACGGATTTATAACTGCCCTCACATCAAAGGGCGAAAAACGATTAGGAAAGGAAGTAAAAGAAAATGAACAAATACAATAAAATTGTCTTTGTGAACGGCTCTGCTCCGCCCCTCAATGCCGACAACCTCAACCATATGGATGAGGGAATTGAACGGGCAACAGACGGAGCAATTGCACTTGAAACCGAAATAGCCACGGCAAGAGGTGATTCTGCCGACCTGAACACACGCTTCACCGCTGATGAAGCAAGCCTTGAAGCCGTGAAGTCTGAAATAGCCACAGCAAGAGGCGGTCAAAATTCACTTGGAACAAGGCTTGATAAAACAGACAAGAGTATTGCCCGAAAGCTTGATTCAATGCCGTTCGACAGCGAACCCAAAAATAACAGCCCGTGTTATCTCACAAGCGGAGCAGTTTACAACGCTCTGCTTGTGAAAGCAGATAAAACCGCCTTGGCGACTAAATACGATTCGTCAAATATTGAAAGTGGTACATCAACACTCACACCGTATTCAACCGTCACCGATAAAATCAAAAGTGCAAACTGTACATATAAGACGATTGGTGACATCGTAATCGTCAGTGCAACGGTCAAAATGAACGCAGTATCTCTTGGCGGCAATAGCATGTGTCCGCTGATTGATTTGCCGTACAAATGTATTTCCGAGGACAATGTTTTTTGTGTCGGTATTTCAAACCTTGGCAAGCTCTTTAAATTTGCCATTCCGAAAAATAACACTTGGCTACAGTTTTCGACTCAGGATAAGACGGCTTACACATTTGCAGACGGCGAGCAAATTAATGTGATTTGCTTGTACAAAATTAAATAACGGAGGTATGAAAAATGGAACTTAAAGAAAAAATCACACTTGATATGCTCACAAAGGACAGCGTTTCGGTACTCAGACAGCAGTTTTTGACCTTCAACGGTGAAGAAATGCAGGTTGGCGGAAACATCCGCAACGCATACATGAACAGCAAATCGGGCAGAGAACAGCTCAAAACGGTGCTGTCTGATGAATATTACAATGCCGTCATGGCAGTTTGGGGCGACAATCCAACCGTTGACGAGCCTGTCGAAAGTGAGATGTAAGCGATGAAGATTGATATTGTACAGCTTGCAGAAATCATATCTGCGTTAGCTTTAATTGGCGGTGTTGTATTTGGTGTTTTTAAATTTATCGAAAACAACAAAAAGCAGAACGCTGAAATCAAAAAAATCAAAGGTGAGCAGACCTTGACAATGTATGCACTCCGTGCGTGTCTTGATGGTCTGAAACAGCAGGGTTGTAACGGCAGAGTTACCGAGGCTATCAATAAGATTGATAAGTACCTCAACCAGTCGGCACATTCGGCGGAAGATTTAAATTGAAAGGATGATAATAATGAAAATGACAAACAAAATCTATGATGTACTTAAATACATTGCTCTTATCGTACTGCCTGCAATCGGTACACTTTACTTTGCCGTAGCAGGCATTTGGGGCTTGCCATACGGCGAACAGATTGTAGGCACTATCACAGCCGTTGACACCTTCTTAGGCGCTCTGCTCGGCTTGTCAGCTTATAAATATAACAAAACAGACGAAAGCGAGGAATAATTATGAGTAATTCAAAACTTGTTAATTACACAAAATTAAGCCCAAACCACAGCGGTAAACGCACACACAGTATTGACCGCATTACTCCGCATTGTGTAGTCGGTCAGTGCAGTGTCGAAACACTCGGAAACATTTTTCAGGACACAGCTCGTGAGGCAAGCTGTAACTACGGAATCGGCTATGACGGCAGAGTGTTGCTCTGTGTCGATGAGAGCAATCGCTCTTGGTGTAGTTCATCAAACGCAAATGACCAGAGGGCAGTCACAATCGAATGTGCAAGCGACACGGTAGCTCCGTACACCATGAACAGTAAGGTGTATAACAAACTCGTTGCACTCTGCGTTGACATTTGCAAGCGTAACGGCAAGACTAAACTGCTTTGGTTTGGCAATCAGGACAAGACTTTAAACTATTCGCCAAAATCAGGCGAAATGGTCTTGACTGTACACAGGTGGTTTGCGAATAAATCTTGCCCAGGTGACTGGCTTTATAACAGGCTTGGCAATCTTGCAGACGAAGTAACTGCACAGCTCGGCGGTAAAACATCAAATAAGGAGAATGAGGAAATGATTAAATACGGCTCACACAATACGGCTACACTCGCGTTTAAAAAGCAGTTAATTACGCTTTATAACATGAAAATCATCAAAACAAAAGTCGATAACTCAAACGGTTTCGGTGACGGTACACTGAAAGCTGTAAAAGAAGCACAGAGAGCAGGTAAGGTCACAGTTGATGGCATTGTAGGTGAGAAGACAATCAATGCTATCTATCATCTTATCAATGATTGCAATTGGGCTAAAGATAAAAAAATCGCAAATGCAAAAAAAGCACTTGGCTAA